ACAGATCCTCCGCTTTGCATGTCGACGGCGGAAGAGAACATTTTACGTCCTTTCCAATTCATTAAACCATTCCAAAAAACTTCATGTAATTAGCAAGACCACTGCCCGCTTGAGGATTCCAAGTGGTATTGGACCCTTGTGGCAACATGCCAAGCATATTTTGATACGCTTGCATACGTTTCCAAGGCTCTTGCGCCATTTTGTTTGCTGCATCATACTGAGCGCCGTACATTTGATTTTGTATGCCACGTCCTGCTTGTCCAAATTTGTCAAAAGCACCTATTTGATTCATCAATCCTCGTTGTCCGGTCATTCCTAGATTGGCCATGTTAGTTCCCATTTGACCCATGCCTTGTCCAAGGTTGCCGTATTGCCCAGCAGTGCTTGTTAAGCCTTGTCCAAGATTGCCGTATTGTCCAGCAGTGCTTGTTAAGCCTTGCCCGAATTGCCCGAATTGCCCGCCAAGGTTGCCGTATTGTCCAGCAGTGCTTGTTAAGCCTTGCCCGAAGTTTCCAAGTTGCCCGCCAAGCGCTCCAAGTCCTTGACCGAATTGTCCAAGACTAGAGCCCAACGTGCCCAGTCCTTGACCCGCTTGTTGTGCCGCTTGTTGTGCTTGTTGATATCCTTGTTGTCTTAAACCACCAACCGCTTGAGTCATTCCACGGCCAAAGGCTTTTTCTCTTTCTTGTTCCATTAATCTTCCACGAGAACCACCAAAAGCGCCTGATGAAACCGCACGGGCTCTGTCAGACTGCCCTTGTTGGGCGTTTTGTTGGTTCATTTGCTCTATGGTTGATTGAACCACTTGATCTTCATAGGGGTTATAAAATTGTTGTGCAGCTCCTGGTGCAAACATATCAGCAGCTCGACCTGTCATACCTGCTGCTTGTCCGTACATACCCGTACCTTGTCCTACAAGACTCGTACCTTGTCCGTACATGCCTTGGGCCTGACCCAGAACATCGGCACCTTGTCCGGTTATTCCAGCACCTCGTCCGTACATGCCTTGGGCGTCTCCCAGAACATTGGCTCCTTGCCCGTACATGCCTTGAGCACCGCCAAGGGTCTGTACGCCTTGTTGCTGAGCGCCATAACCGCCTTGCATCATATTACCGCCTTGCTGTATATAAGGCGTAAAGCCTCCAAGACCCCCACCAAGAGACCTTGCCTGCATTTCATAAGGGTCAAGCCCCGCGTATTGCCTAACCGGAACCGGCATAGGCTGTTTTGCTAAAGCAGACGCGGACTCTAAGAACCCACGACGCATTGCGCCAGCATAAGGCTCGTCATAAAAAGCTTGTGTGGTTGGAGCTCCGTAACTAGCCATTATAAGACCTCCCGTCTCCCATGCTGTTAATTTTTCTTAGTGTTTCAATGCCAATGGCGTCTACAGCGGGTTTTTGAATAACAAACTCACCCGGCTCTAGTTTTGCAAAAGTAATATCACCTGGTCTGTCGTCCGTGGACCCACCGTGCATCATTCCCGGAGCGCCCATATTTGCATAGCCTACTCCTGGCATTAATGCAGGAGTTAGATTAGTGGGTTGATAATCTTGATAATTAAAGGCTGGTCCTCCGTAAGCTTGTCCTCCAATAGGGGCTCCGCCTCCTCCACCATCGTCTTTCATTAAAGATTTCATGGCTAAAAACTGCATTAACGGATTAGCACCACTGAGAAAACTACCAAGTCCGCCTTCGCCTGCTTCGCCTCCTCCACCGAATAGTCCTCCACCGCCTTGTCCGCCAAAGCCTAATATTTGACCGAGTATGCCACCGCCTCCTAAAACGTTTCCGCCCAAAGGACCTTGGCCTTGACCGAAAAGAGTGTTTCTGATTCCAGGTAGAATGCCCCATCCAAAGGGACCGCCAGCGTCTTCGTCTCCACCACCAGCTATTGCCGCAGCCAAGTCTTCGTCTGTCATTCCTATAATATCGTCGGCAGAATAGTCTTCGTCTCCCTGAAGAATATCATCCAACCAACTGTAATCGTCAAAATCATTGTCTAAAAACTGATAGGACGGTCCAAAAATTTCCGTCCAAGGCGGATCTTCGTCATAGTTATCAAATCCTCCAATCATATCGCCATATATTTCATCTAAAAAACTCGGTCCTGAGTCGTCAACAGAAACGTCGCCACTGGTATCAGTGCCGACAGAGTAAGAAAAATCGAGATCTCCAAGAAGATCGTCAAAACTGTAGTCGTCGTCAAACAGTCCCATTTATGTCTCCGTTATTGTGTGTACCTATTTTCATTTTATTCTACCATTATTTTTTGTTAATGTTTATCTTCTTGAAGTCCCACCACTGCTTATTTTACGCTCCGGTTGGTACCAATCTCTTTTAGGGGTTTTTCCTTTTGCCAACATCTTAGCAATTCTCCTTTTAAAATTAGCTGCTCTTAGTCCTTGGTTCGTGGACTGTGCGGCCCCTGGCACTAAACCAGACATATAGGACATAGGATCACCGCCTGTTTCTGCTAACCTTTCACCAATTCCTCCACCGTACATATTTTGTTGTTTAATCATATCAGCAATTTCAGAAATTCTGGGTTTTCTAGGCTCTCTTGCTCTTTTCTGAGCAGTCACTTCTATAGGTTGTATGTCTGGATACATGTCTACATCCTCTTCAGCCGAACCCATGCCGTATTTCTCTTCATAAGACTTTATTGGTGATATTCGAGCAAACAAGTTTCTTAGTTGTGGCCCTAGTCCTTGGCCCAATATTCCTTTTTGTCCTTCTATTCTCGGTTGAATTTTATTCATCAACCACCCAAGACCCGCTATTTGCGGAAAAGCTTGAGCAAACTTTAGTCTGCCAGATACTCTGGGATCAAGAAGTCCTTGCATAATTCTTGAGCTCATCGGTCTTTTTGAGCTCATAATACCCAAGCCCAAAGGACCTCCTCTGTTTTGCAACAACATTCCCCACGGACCCACTTTTTTAAACAACGCTTCTATGCCTGCTCGTTGTCCTAAAGCTTTACCAAGTCCCATAGGTCCTTGGTCCCTGAACGCTTTATACATTCCAAGACCTTGCCTAGCTTGTGGATTAGACATAATACCCATCATAAGCATTTGTTTAGCAAAGTTTTTTGCAAAAGGATCAGAAGTAGTTTGTCTCGGTCCACCGACAGTAGTTGTTGTGCGTCCACTATTCGACCTATCTTGGTCATACCAAACAGACCGGGGGACATCAAAAGGGCTTGTCGACTGAGTTACTACATCTCCTGTTTGATAACCTTTATACCCAGAAGCATACGCAGCTCTTGCTTGTTTTGCAGCTTGAGCTTTGGTTGGATAAACCTTTCCAGATTCACCCCACTTGTATCCTCCTTTTACTTTTTGTATTGGCATTATAAAGAAATAGTTGTTGAGCCGTTTGTAGCGACTGTTAATGTTCCAACAGAACCCGTGGCCTCAAGTCCTACCGGTGTTCGTGTTGATAGATCTTGCCACTGACTGCCTGTGTAAACTTGTAAAACATCTTTTGACAAGTTCCATATTACATCGCCAGTCGCAAATTTATTTTGTCCTATCTGTACATCAGTATATTGCGGAGTTGCCGTAGGATCAAATTTACCTAGGTTTATCTCTAAAATACGCACCATTCTGTTGTACAAAGCAACATCTACAGCACTTGAAGCAAGAGGCAGTCTACTGTTTAAAAGTTTTGCCACTAGCGCCTACCGTCAGGCCTAATGTCAAACCGAGTGCTGCCAAGCCTCCAACCTACTCCTGTGTTTCCAGACACGTTGTCGTCATCCGATTCTAACCTTAAAACAGCTTGTCTTCCTCTTAAACGAGTGTCTATTTTTGTTGTAGAACTTGTAACCGAAGAAGTGCTGGAAGTGGTTAAGCTTTCTCCAGGATAGTTTCTGTGTTTTAAAACAAAGTTTAGTGCTTGGCCCGTGCCACCACTCCCTGTAAATTTAACGTCCGGTATTATGCTTCTAACGAAAGATATATACTCTCCTTCATCAATGTCAAAATCACTGGATTCTATATACACATTGTCCATAGGAGAACCGTCCGCATCGTTTCCATTTTCATGTTCATACAAATAACCGTTTGATGTGGCTCTTGGTTTAGTAAATATTCCATCGTCTATCCAAGCTGTTCTTGATAACGCACCTATGGACCACACTTGTTCTAAGTAGTTGTACATAACATAACGATCAATTTCTGTACTGTCCGTAGAAACGTAGTACCAACCAACTTCGTTAAACTCGCGATTAGTAATCGCAAATGTTTTAAAGGCTTGCGACGCGTTGTATCCATCCAATACAAAATTCAAAACAGCACAAGGCACTCTTGAAACAGCGCCGTCGTACTTGTAAAAACCGTCTCTTGCCATCCAATATATACCGTCCGGTGCGTTTATGGCCGCATTAGGAGAGATCAAACCTATGTTCTCGTTCATTAAGTTAACACCAAAAGTAAACGGAGGACCTACAAACTGTAGGGAATATAGAGCCGTATCTGTCCAAATTAATATTTCTTGACGAGCGCGTAAGCCTCCTACAATTTGCGAACCCGAAGACAGCCGTATTGAACCTGCTGTGTTACTGCTCAAAGGTTCCCACTGAGTAGCACTTTCTTGGTCACTAAACGCAACCAACAAAGGATCCGATGTCCCGCTTCTTGCTGAACCCTCTATTGGGTCTGCCCCTAAGACTATAATGTGTCTGTCTATGTCACTGACTATGGTTTGCAATCCAACCGTAGGCGCTAGGTTTGCTCCTGACAAAGCTGTAATGTTTACTGCTCTTGTAGACGTGCCAGAGGACTCATCCCAATAGTAAAGGCCTCCGCCTCTAGGGTTCAATAAAAGATCTTCGCCAAACGCATCGTGGGACCAAAGCCTTAATTGATTTGTTGAAGAAACAGCAGTGGCACTACCAAAAGCACCTGCGCTCCAAGCGCCAACACCCCACCCCGTAGAAGAAACATAAACATCCAGCCCTACATTGATTTGATAAGCACCAACCACACTTGATCCGCCATTACCTGAATCACTACTGTTTGCTGTAACGGTATCGCCATCGGTGTCTTTGGCTTCAATGGTGTAACTATTCGCGTTTACAATCGTTGCTATTTGATATTCTTGATTTAAAACATTGGCAGTAATTAACCCGCCCAAAGTAGCGGCACCGCTAAAGGTGACAAAATCGTTCTTACTTGCACCGTGAGACGTGTCTGCCACGGTGATGGTCGCATCGCCGTTCGCTGCTGAGAAAGTCACGTCCCCAGCAGAGGTAGTCGCTCGTATTGGTGTTATATCGTTGTAAGAGTTGCCGTCCGACACATAATATTTCCATGTCGTGCCCAATCCCAACCATCTTGTAGAGTCTAAAGAAACCCAAGCCAATAGCGCTCTGCCTGTGCCTAAAAAAGTGGAAGAAATTTCTTTTACCCAACCGCCTATCTTTTCAGGCAATCCTTTACGAAAACGAATTAGATTAGAGTCAAACCACCCACCTTCATTGGAATAGTCTGTGCCTTCTTTATTTATTCCCGGTCTAAAATTATATTTACTATAAGGCATATTATTTTTTAACTAAACTTCCTCCAAAATACATTCCAATTATAGCCGATACTAAGTTTGTATCTAGCTGTGTTATAACCAATCCTTGAAATGTAATCCATTCAAAGACCTCTCTTCCTTCTTTAAAAAACCAAAACCCTGGTCGCCAATTCGTATATCCTACTGTTACATCCACATCTGGATAAAATACTGCAACCAATTTTGGCAACAGCACGATTGCAAAGATAGAGGCCAAAGCAATGATTCTTCTGGTCCATGCAAAACCTTTGTCCTTTAGTCCGTGGTCCAAGGATTGTTTCTTGGCTTTCATCTCAAACTCACCCCTTGTTATAAGGAGCTTTTGTTGTTCTTCTTTAGCCTTACGACTTTGCGCCCATATACTCAATAAACTACTCAACAACGTTGAGCCAAGCATAGTGATTATCTCAAACGGGAAGCCCACTTCATACTTTAGGTTTGGAACTATTTGTATAGAGTCCGAACCAAGCGGCCCCAGCGCCTACAACAATTGATATTAACCCCGATTGTTCAAAGCTGGGTTCCGGCAAATCCATAAACCAAAAAGTTGTGTAGTACAAAAGATACATATACACGCCTAAAAACGCTCTTGGTATAATTCTCCAAGAGTCTATGGCTTGCGCCACAAAGATAAACTTTTGATAAGGGTTGTCGTTCTTCTCGTCTTCTAAAGTTCTTATTTTATCTTTAAGTGCAGAGTTCTCTTGAAGCATCTCCATGAACTTGGATAAGTCCATTTCGACTTCATTTCGAGACATGTCGCCACCGAATCTACTGCTTGGATGATATTCCTCGTCGCCCATATCAGTTCGCCAACGGGTTATCGTTCATGTTTTTTAAACTGCGTACATCATCATACATAGAATCAACACTTGCATTGATGCCTGCAACACTTGTTTGCAAAGCAACAATGTCGTCTTTAATAGGAGACAAGTCTTCTGTTTCTATGTTTAACGATTTAATCTGTTCGCCTACAGCAACCACTTGTTTGTCCATAACCGCTACTTCGTCAGAAAGCGCATCTATTTCGTTAGTATAACGAGTCATTTTGGACTCAAGATTTTCTATGCGATTAACATACGTTGCACCCGTATAGCCGAAACCAGCCAAGGTACTGACAATACCAGCAAGGGCTATTAGTTGCGTTGTTTTATTTTGAAACCAGTCCATATTAATCCTCTATAAATTGGGTTGCATACTTACCAAATCATTCATTCCTGTTAAACTTTTACCGTATAGCCCTACAAAAGCAGAGTTATTGTCCGGTATGGATACATTACCATAAATTGCTTTCGGTGTGTACCAGTTGGACGCATCGTCAAGCGTTACTTGCCTGTACGCATTAAACCCTGGAACATAGCCCATGTAAGCGACAAGTTGGCTGGAATCGGCGTATTCTCCGGTTTCCTGTTGCTCTTGCTCTATTTCTTCTTGCTGGCTTTTTATGTTTTGTGCCACAATCTGATTGGCAATTTGATCGGCTTCGCTTTCCGTTGAGCTATCTGAAACAGCCGTATCTATTTGGCTTTGCACGTCTTGGGTTTGATTGCTTGTACCTTGTGCCCCCGCAACAACAGTCTCTACGGAACCACCAGCGGTGCTGCCTGTATCACCGGTGCTTGTATTATCAGAAGAAACCGTTGTTGAGCTGTCCGTGGTCCCCGGTCCTTGGTCCGTCGTTGATGTTCCTTGGTCAGCCGTTGCAACCTCTATGTTTACAGACTGTGTTTCATTGAAAGAAGAACCCCCTACATCGGACACACTCATAGACAGTATTTCTTGTGTTTGTTGAGCAGAGCTCGCAACTTGAGCAGAGATACTGGGTGAATTGTCTATACTCACCGTGCCTCCAGAAACAGAAGAGCTTACAGTAGAACTTTGAGAGCTGGCTGATACTCCACCGGAGGCAACCGAGTTTCCTGTAGAGTGTGTGGACGTTCCAGCAGTTGTTCCGCTGACACTGTTGCTTGCGGCCCGTATTGAATCCGCAACAACGTTTAGCTGTCTTGCTTTTTTGTTGTCTTTTTTATCTTCATTCTCTGCGACAGCAATTTCGACAGTTTCCTCTCGGTCTTGGCTCTCTTCTTCAACTGTCTCCGTATCCTCCAAGTCTCCGTCTTCAACAGCAGATAAATCAGCAAGTTCCTCCAACACTTCTTCCCCTTCTTCAATCCACTCCTCCAGTTCTTCTATGGTTTCAAACTCCAAGAACTCCATTGGCTCTTCTTCAAAAGTTTCTTCGATAAACTCTTCGTGTTCAAAATGTTCTAGTAAAAGATCTTCCAAAGGGGGAAGATCGTAGTCTGTTTCATAATACTCTTCTACCAAGAGTATTTCTTCATATACTTCTTCGATATAACGCTCTTCTTCGATATAGCTTAACGGAATATACTCTTCTTCAAAAATCGGTTCAAACTCTTCCGCAAAAGGTTCAAAGTATTCTTCGCGGGGCTCAAAGTATTCTTCTTCAAACGATTCAAAATACTCTTCTTCAAAATACACCGTCTCTTCAAAATAAAGTTCTTCATAAAACTCCTCTACCCCCTGTGACTCAGCAACATATACAAGGTCTTCTTCATAGTAGTAATCTTCTTCGTAATACGATTCAGTGTATCCATACATGTCTTCTTCATAGGTTTCATAGCCGTACATACCGTCTTCGTAATAAGTGTCTTCGACAAAGGTCTCAACCATGTATCCCGGACACGCAGGCGAATATTGAGCGTCATACGAGCACTCGTAATCAAATAAATCGTCCCAATAGTTAGGGCACTGAGTAGAATACAATCCATCTAAGTCACATTGCTGAGTTAAATATGCTGCTCCATATCCTGAACAAGCAGTGTTGTTTAAGGGGTTGCTGCAATCCAGAACATTGCCAGAACCTAGACCATATAAACTACCCCCATTTTCTAATAATGTATTAAATGAGGTGTTATTCCAATTGGTATTAACACAAGTGCCTGCAACATTTGTTGTTCCCGTGCTGCACTCATCGTGAAATAAATAGGTGTATAACTCGTCTGCTGCGCCCTGTTCACCGATCAATACATCGTGATTAATAATATCCAATGCCCCGTATCGAAACTCAAAACTGTCGTCTGACTTCCATA